TTTCATGAAGCCCTGCGACCACTTCAATAGCTTGCCGAGCGATGCCTTGATGGCGGGCAGGTTTTTCGGATCGTCGGAAGACTCAATCAGTTCCCCCAGCCACTCCGGGATCTCGCCGCGCTGCAAGGTTGAGCCGACAATCGACCCCATGACTTCGTTGTAGCTGTCGGGATCGAGGCGCGCCCATTCTTTTGGCACGGTACGGAACATCGAGACCATGGCGTTGCGATCGTCCTGGAACCAGCTTTGGATTAGCTGGGAGTGCCCGGCATAGTTGCCCTGGGCGTCGCGGCCGTAGAAATTCTTGTCCAGTTGCTCGACTTCGCCGATTTCATGCTGGAGTTGTTCGACGTCGGCCATGCCGTTCGGGAACTGTTCGCGCATCTGCCGCGCTTCGGCGACGGTGGGATAGAGTTCGCGGTAGGCCATGTCGCGGCGGAAGGCCGCTTCGACCTGCTCCTGGACTTTGGGGTATTTCGCGAAGACCGCGGTCAGTTCCGGGGCTTCTTTTTTGAGCGCGAGGAGCCTTTTCGAGACGAGGCCCTTGAGGTCGGCGGTGTCTTTGTCTTCGGGGCGTTCTTGCTGCTGCTGCTGGTCAGGTTCTTCAACCGTTTCAAGAATTCCGCTCTCGGCATCGGAGGAAGATTGTTCACCGTCGGAGTCCGTAGTATCCCCGGATATCGAGTCGTTAGACTCAGATCCGCCCAAGTCTGCGCCTTGCGTGCCATCGGCTCCTCCGCTTTCTCCTATCGCGGGCGCGCCCGCTGCAAACATCGTGAAGGCGAACATCAGATAATTCAACCAGTATTTAAGCATTGGGTCTCATTTCACCGGGGTTGCCGGCGGATGGTGCGGGTGAAGCTCCGGGTACGACTCCGGGTACGTGCTTGGGCGCTTTCGCTGCCTGATCGAGCAGCAGTTTGTGCATGAAATCTTGCGGGGTGACGTTGATCCCGAGTTTCGCGAGCACCTGAGCCTGCGCTTCGGGCGGCATGTCCTTGAATGCGATGTTCAGCGCTTCGGTGAGCGGCTTCTCTTCCGGTTGCGGCGCGGAAATCAGCTTTTCGTGCTGCCCCAAGTGCTGCACCACCGCTTCAAAGCCCATCGGGTTTTCGCGCTTCGTCTTCTGGCCGCGTTTCGAATTCAGCCACCATTTGCAGCAGGCCACATGCACCGGCGTGTTCTGGTAGGGCGCAACTTCAACTTGCGGTGCGATCCCGGCCAGCAGGCCGTCGCCTTCAGGGATGCGCGTCAGGTCGGCGATCTCCTGCAACTGCTGTTCCCAGTCTTCGACTCCGGGAACTTTCAATTCAGGAATTCCGGTCAAACTGGCAAACAGCTTCCGGTTCGACATGTCCTGCAAGAGCGCGGCGCCCTGCGGCGTGTCGCCCAGTTGCATGGCGGTCGCCCGCTTCTGGTTCCACAATTCGGGGAAATTCTCATCACCCTCGGGGTAGGCTTCCGATTCGCCTTCGAGAGCCGTGATGTCGACCGATTCGTTCTCGAAGTCGCCGGACTCGCCAAGGATCGGAATCTTTACCGTGCCTTCGCAGTGGTTCTCGTAGTCGCGGCAGGCGAGCGTGGTGATGTCGGCGTGCAACTGTTTCAGCGGGACGTAGAAGACTCCCATGCGGCCCATCGCCTGATCGTGCTGCATCGACTGCTGGCCGAGCGTATTCGGCTGATCGGCTCCGGCCCCAGAAAGCGCGGGATAGGTGCCACTGACTTGATCGGCAACCGGCCCCATCAGATCCATCATGTGTTTCTGCATGTCGGGCGAAACCGAGTCGGCCCGCGTCTGCATCAGCCGCTGTCGAATATCCGCGCCAGGCTGCAAGGCGACTTCCACCTCGAGGCCTGGCGCGGCCCGCTGGTCGTCGTCGGCCTCTGCGGAGAAGGTGTCGGACGCGCGGTAGGTGACTGGAATCCCGTACTCGTAAGTCTCCATCGAGATATTCGACAGAGTGTTCTCGCGTTCCTGCACGGAGATCATCGACGAGCCGACGGCCGCCCGGTGCTGGCCGCGTCCGGGCATGGCGTGAGCGGTCGCGAGGCAATCGTCCATCGACTGCGCTTCGGACTTGAAAAAAGTGTTGCCCGCGAATTGAATGTGGCAGCCGCGCGGGAAAAGTTCTTTTGCCTTCTGGCGCATCCCGGCGTCTTTCATCATCCAGTAGGCAGAAGGCCGGAACCAAACGTCGGCGTGGGTCACGAGGGTGGACTGTTTGGCTCCGGTCTGGGTGGGCAGCTTGGCGTTCTCCGCCACTGCGAGGCGGGCGTTGCGTTCGAAGGCGTCATCCGGGCCGAAATTCATGCCGGGCTTGATCTTGTCCGCGATTCCTTCGGTCGCGGCCGAGGCGCGCAGTAGCGAGTAGTGGATCTCGCGCTCAATCGAGAAGTAATGCCACTCGCTTTGATCGTTAGTGTGCTGCGGACGTTTGCAGTTCAACGCGCCGAAGGCTTCAATCACCTGACGGCCGCGCGGGACTTCGGAATCCTGTCCATCGACCGGCACCGGGATGGGCTCTTCCTCGCCGATATTCTCGTCGGTGAGTTCGGCGCCGCACTGCGGGCAGGGAACCGGCGGCATGGCTTCGGCCGCCGGTGCCGACCATCCGCATTGCGGACAGGAAATCGTCGAGTCCACAGCGGAATCTTTCGAGCCCATACCGGGGATGGTGTCAAAGCCCAGCTTTTCGCCGTCCGAAACGTAGCGCGTCCACAAACAGATGAAGCCACCGCACCAGGCTTGATAGCATTCGTCCTGCAAGAGCAGTTGCGGAGGATTCCAGCGCCAGATCTGTTTGGCGAGAGTGGTGCGCCCTTCGGCGGTGTCGGTGTCTTTCGGATCGTCGGCGTCGTTCGGGAAAAAGCGATAACGCGGCGGCGCTCCAGCGACGGCGCCGATGAACATCAGCCCGCGCGACTGATAGATGTTGGTGACAAACTCGAAGCGCGGCATCTCGTCGACATCGAGATCGCCTGTCGGAGTGACGCCGACACCGGGCGCCGGTTTCCAGGTCTCGTCCCGATCCGACCAGTACCAATATTGCCGACCCGCCCACATGTTCTCCGCCTGCTTCACGTCTTTCACTTCAATCAGGCGCGGGTAGCGGTCTTCGCTGGTGCATTCGAGATAGAGCGAGAGAAAGGCTTTCTGTAGGGCTTCGTCCTGGGCGAGCGGATCGTCCCAAGCCGATTCCTCGCGGTCTTCGAGGCCGTCGCTCGTCTGAGTTTCCGAGTCCGCCCCATCTTCCGAGGCGGTGCCCGCTGCTTTGTAGAGTTCGTCAGCCATTGACTTCAACTTCTACTTCTGGCGCCTGTCGTTCTGGAATCGCGGCCGGCACGGGTTGCACTGTGGCCGGCGCGTGATCGACCTGGTGCATGTAGCGGTCGGTCAGGACTTTGGCTGCCGCTTTGATCTGCGCGTTCCGGGCGAAGCACTTCATCCGCCGCATGGCGACGCGCTCCATGCGCTTCATAATTTCGAAACGCAACTTGCGGCGGCCGCGCTTAGCTTCTTTTTTTTCGTCGAGGGACGGCATGTTTCTTACGTGCGGGGAGAGAACCTTTTGGTGTAGCGGCGTCCCACTCTCGGACGGCTTGTTTTCCGCCGAGAGCCTGGACGCCGCTAGGAGAATGGCCCCAGCGGGCTTGCGCCTTTGAGAGCCACGGCATTTAGTTCAGTATCTTGACGGTTGGGTTGATGAGTATGACGCCCGCTCCGTCCGTGCCGGTGGTGTGGTTGTAGACGACTTCTAATTTGGCGTTGAGCGCGAGATTCAACGAGCCGACGGCCGCGAACAGAATATTCGTAGCTCCAACCGGAACGGTGCCGGCCGCTACCTGGCCGGTCGTCAGCCAGCCCATCCCTGGGGTGATCGTGCCGCCCGTTGCCGTGGCCGCTGCGACTGTCGTCGTGATGTCCTGACAGAAGGAATACGTAGCGGCTGCCGTGTTCGTCGAAGTGACTTGGATATTACTGAGCTCGACTGACGTGCCAGCGGTGACGTTCGATCCTTCGGCGTCCCACCACAATTGGATGTTGGTGATGGTGTCCGCATTGGTCGAGGTCTTCGACAGCATCCCGCAGACTTCGATGGTGCGCCCCGGGTAGTTCATGAAGTTCGGAGGCAGTGGGATCGTACCGGCCACCTGGCCAATCGTTGTCTGCGCCGCCGTGGTGACGGGAAACGACATCATGGCGGAAGAGATCCCAGGCAACCCCGCACGATTCGAGGGAACATAGCCATAGATCGTGTGGCCACCATTCGACGCGTTCAGGGACTGAGCAGATGCGCTATCGAGGTTCGGAGCGAGCTGCGAAGTCACCACCGGATAGCCGGTAAACTGCGCGCCGCCTTTCGAGAACAGGCCAGCAGCGCCAACCGAGGAGCTGACCTGGTTGTAGGTCGTATTGACGAGAGCGCATGCCGGCGTGATGGTTTCGAGTGTCGTCAGGGTGCAGACGCCAGCCGACACCGGCACCGCCAGGAGGACGGTTGGCTGCGTGAGCAGGGGCAGGGAGTAAGCCAGCGCATAGGTGCCGCCGGATACGGAGCAATACGGCTTCCATCCCACCGCGCCGGTAGAAGCTGCGGGAGCGCCGATGTCGATCGCCTTCGATGCCACCGAAGTGAAACTCGCCGTCGTGGATGTGATGGACTCGTTGCCCATGATGTCCACGTAGGTGATGCCGCAATAGACCGTGCTGCCCCAGGAAGCCGATCCCGCCACACTGGCATCGGAGCAGAAGCTATGCGTCGCATCGCAGGCGGCTTGGCCGGTGAGAGCGGTCGGGGTTGCCAGGACCGTTGTGGTCGTCGGCGTGACGTTCCAGTACTGAACCGAGGAAGCACGCCAGTCCTGGATGCCGACGTTCGCAAACGGAATCGCCGCATACAGCAGAGCGTTGGTGCCGCCCATCTGCGACCAGGCCGGATCGACGGTGACAATTCCGCCGCCCATCCCGTTCGCGTAGTTGATCGCTGTTTGCAGGCCGTAAGTGCCGTCCGCGACGACAGCGGATTGCCCGTGGGTGTTATTGAACGAGGCTGTGACTGTCGCGCATTGCACCGTGCCGCCGATGCCGAGGTTGCCAGGCGAGCAGGTTCCAACCGAAACTGCGGTCGGGGTTACTGTTTCCTGTGCCGCTTGTCCAAGATCCACGACGATCGGCGTCAGGGTGCTGAAAACGGTGCCGAGCGAAATTGTGGTGCCATCGGCCAACTGCAAGCCGCCCGCGCCGCCCGTCGATCCAACGATGGTGATGGTTGCCGAACCGGTCGAGGTATTGCCGTTGATGACCGTGCCCTTCCAGAAAAAGCCGGGAGCGTAGAAACCGCCGCCAGGGCGGGCAATGGGTGAAGGGTTGCCGGCGGCGCCGGGCAGAGTTTGAGTGAACGCGGCTCCTGTGAAAGAAGCGATCAGCAGCAGCGTCCCGAGACTGCGAAGTAGTTTTTTCATGGTGATGTGATTCTCCTGATGGATTTTCGCGGGATGTGCCGCGTAGTAACTGACTTACTAACTCTTAAACTTAAACTCCAGACTGGCCGCTATCTGATTCCGCGCCCATGGCGTGCTCAGTTTCCCCCGGACGCTGTTCGCCGCCGAGCGACTCATGTACGCGATCGGCAACCGATTCCGATTCGCCATGTCCGTGCTCGTGGGCTTCGTGCTGCCCGTCCGAGTGAAAAACGTGGACGGTATGGCCGTTCGAGTGGGAGTGGACGAAGACGCTGGGCTTCTCGCCGTGTCCGCCGCCGTGCTCTTCGCTCCCGCCGCCCATGTGGCGACTGCGCTGTGGATTCATTCCAAATGCCATTACTGGCCTCCTTCGCCGGCGCCGGGGATTGCTCCCGTTTCGGCCTCACCGGGTCGAGCTTCGTCGTCTTCGTCTTCGTCACCGCCGCCATCGAGAATGGTTTTCGCGGCTTCGAGTGCGTCTTCCACTGTGGGGTAAGGTTGCGGGTTGCCGTCACCGGAGTCGCAGGTTACGGTGCCATCCGGCATCTTCGTGAGAGTGAGAGTGACGGTTGCTTCGCCCATCCCAATTCCAGCGCCGTCGCCCTGAGGCATCGGTGGAATTTGTGCGGGCGTTCCCATGTGACTCGCGCGTTGTGGATTCATGAAGTGCATTAGCTTGTACTCTCGATTCTTTCCGCAACCGGAGCTCGCCGCTCGCCGTCGGTTGCTTCGAGATACGCCCGGCGCTGGTGCCAACTGAGCCCGGCCTGGCGCGGCTTGATCTCTTTGCGCTTTTCGAGTGGCACGTCGGCGAGGGTTTCAACCGCCATGCCTTCGCGATCTCGCCGGGTGACGAAGTGGCGCTCCAAATCCTTGATCCGGCCGTCGTACTGCTCAAGTAGATCGCCGCACAGCCAGCGGATGAGCAATTGTTTCAGGCGTTTCACGGGGTCACCTTGACTCCGGCAGTCATCTTGACTCCCGCGGTGTGAATGGTTTGCGTTGGACCGCCGACGGAACCCAAGAAAGCCATCGCATTACTCTTCATCCGAAAAAATGTCGTAGTAGCGGCGCTCACAGAGCCGGTCTTCAGTCCACTCCGGTTTCGGGATGCCGTCCGCTTCGAGTCCGGCTTCGCAAATCCGGCGCTCTTCTGCCGTCAGCCCATCTTCGCGCAGGGCCGGGCGGACCCACTCCACGTTGTCCCAAGGGTTGAACTTGATGAAGTCGTAATTTTCCGGGTTCTCGCGGGCGTTGTATTCGTGGGTGTGGAACCACTTACGCAAAGTCTGGATGCCCACTCCGCCCATGTTGTGCGAGAGGACCATCTTCGATCCGCCCGAGGGCCAACGGCAGGCTTTGTAGATCTCGCGGATTTCAAGCTCGATGAATTGCTCGGCCTGATCGGCGAAGATGTATTTGTAGTTGGCGGAGCGGAAGAATTCCTCGACCGCATCGTAGTTCTCGGCGTAGCCGAGATCGAGCTGGCTGCCATTCGGAAGAACTAACTTCTTGTCGGTTTTGTAATAGTGCTCGACGAGTTGCGGATAGGTTTGCAGCAGCGGGTCGATGTGGTACTTCCGGAGCTGGGTGTAGGTCCGCATGACGATGCAGACCCGAATTCCCGGCTCCTCCATCATCACCGTGAGCGAGATCCGGTCGATGCCGCCAGATTTCGCGGAACCGCGGCCGCCGCCGGCGCCAATGATCCGGGCTTTGCCGTCGCAGAGCGCGTCATAGAGCATCCACTGCTTCGGCTGCAGGCGGACCGGGATGCGGAGAGCGTCCGTCACGGTGTCACCTGCGTGCCGGGTGTGAGCTGCGTTCCCGGAGTGATGCCTGAAATCGACGGCCCCGAGGGGGGACTGTTAGTAAAGGCCAGGGCATTTCCGGCGGCCGTGGAATTGGCGGTTCCGGTCCAGGTCGGAGCGGTACCATTCGACACGTTCAAAGCAATCGAATAGGCAAGATGCTGAAACGCGATGGTGTTGTAATAGGGAGCGGTGACAGTGACGTTTGGCCCAGGCCCTGTAAACCCCTGTACGATGAAGTCGTTGGTCCCGGTGATCAGAGACTCCGTGATGGAGTGGACCGTCCCGCTGTTGCCGCCGTCGTTTGACTCGGCGAGGGTATCGAGGACGATGGTCCCGCTTGAAGCCGCAACCTCGAATAAGGTAAGCGCCCAGCGATTCGTTGAGCCGCTCTCCGCGCTTCGACAGGCGTAGATGAAGTTGGCCCCAGATGTGCTCGACAACACATAGGCTGCATCCTGGGCCTGGGTGACACCAGTGGCGGTGGTGTAGGCTTGAACCGGGGAACCCGGCAGCACCCAGGTGTTGATG